TATTAGATAATAAAAGATTAAATAAACAGATATTAGAAGCCTATCAAATACTTAAAGTCTTATCTGGTCAATCTCCTTCAGGTGCTTGGCGCAATCATCCAGCGGTATTGATGTGGAAGAACGCTGAGTATTCACTCAAGACATACGCTAAAACCATGATTAAAGAGGCTAAGGCAAGGGGTATTAAGACAGACAAGAACGAGTCCAATATAGACGCTCTAGAGGCTATCTGTGGCGAAATTTGGGGTACTCAGAAGCCTTTCTGGGCAACATCATCAAGCCCACACATAAATCGTATTAATATTACCCATAGGGCTAACCTGTATCGTAAAGACCCTATCTACTATGCTGAGTTCTACAAAGACACTACTAGTGAGTATAATAAGCCTTGTTGTGATAAGTGCTTATATTATTGGGTAACTCACGCTACCCGCTCAGTTTGACAATCTCAGGATAAGCGAGTACAATTATAGACATGGAGGTATTCTTGAATAACATTATTGTTATAATCCTTGCTACATTTACTTTATCTTTTGCTATCGCCTATATGTCTGTCTTACACAGAATGTCTAAACTAACACAAGAATTCTCTAAACTATTTATATCCCATAAATCTTTGCAAGACTTTGTTGAAAAGAATAACTTTGAATTTAAAAACGATAACGATGTACACAAAGAAAATTTTATTAAATTTCTTTCAGACTCTAGAGACTGGGCATTTACATACATTGAAGATGTTCAAAAAGGTTTAGAAAAATTTATATCAAACGTAGAGCCAGAAATTGTTAATTTTGATGAGAACAGTTCTACATATGAAGGAACCGAATATCACAATCTTATGAAAAGAATTTCTGAAGAATATAAAGAATTAAAGAAACTTATGCCAACAGATACAATAAGTAAAGATGCTTGATTTAAGGGGAATTCCAACCTGCACATGTCCAGAGTGTGGTGGCACTCTTTTTAGGGCTTTAGTTGGTTTTGATCCAGCAACATACACAATTTCTAACTATCATTTAGATATTCAATGCAATGAGTGTGGGGCTTTAGCAACTGCTCCAACACCAGTAGATCATCCAACAAATCCAAGTGACGATATGGGTTTTAAAGAATGAAAGATATTCTGTTATCAACTATAACAGGTTTTGGGTGCGGTGTCGTGTTCGCAGCATTCAAATTGCCAGTGCCAGCACCACCAGTTTTTGCGGGAGTCGCAGGAATTGTTGGACTATGGCTTGGCTTTACAATACTAACACAAATTATATCCTAGGAGGAATAATGGAAAAACTAATAAACGATAAGACAAAGGCAATGCTAGCATCATATGGTCGCTCAGTTCTTGCATCAGGTCTTGCACTATATATGGCTGGCGTAACAGATCCAAAAGATCTATGGGCAGCACTTGTAGCAGCGATTGCACCTGTTGCATTAAGAGCAATCAATCCAAACGACAAAGCATTTGGTGTATTGCCTGATGCTGCTGAAGTTGCAAAGGCTCTTAAGTCTGCAAAGGCACCAGCAAAGAAGGCTACAAAGAAGTAATTTATCTTCTATCAGATAGCCAGTCTAGAGATAGGCTGGCTTTTCTGTTTATTCGTTTATAATTTTTATATATTTATCTTTTAAAACTTCAACAGAAAAATTATTAAATCCTATTTCTACAGCCTTATTCTTATAATCTTTTATATTTCCACCCTCAATATATTTATCAATCATATTTGCCAATCTTTCTGGATTAGCCTCATAAATATTAACCATTGATTTGGTTTTAAACTCACCTATTTTTTTAGATTCTACCAACCATTTTTCTGGCAGTATTTGATTATTAGGGGAAACGTCTGTCATAAAGACTGGCATACCACTTATTAAAGCCTCATTCATTGGTAAACATAACCCAGCATATCTTCTTGGCAATACCATTGCATCAAACCCATTATATAGATCTTCTCTATTTTTTACATTGTCTTGGCTTAATGTTAGGCGTTTATCTTTTGTATTAAAATCTAATGGGGTTTGAGTTGTAACAACTAATTCATATTCTGCTTTAGAATATTTAAGCATTTCTATTACGGTGTCAGTTCCATTTCTATCCTTGGCTGCCTTTTTACCACCAATATGAAGAATGCGTTTATGTGTCTTAGATAAGTTATTTTGTCTTATATTATCAAACAAAGATGTATCTGTTGGTGGTGGAAGGTGTATTAGTTTTGTTTTTGATCCAAACTTTTTGTTGACTATATCCATATTCCAAAGGCTTGGCGATAGTAAAACATCAGGCAGTGCCCATTCTGGATTTGTCATATTTCCAAACAATTCGTAATTGTATTGAAGAATAGTTTTTACATTTTTTGCTCTTGCAAGATTAATAAAATCTACACTATAAAAAGTTTCACAACTTATTACAACATCTAAATTTTCTAAAAATGCTAATATTTCTTTTGTTCTTGGCATTCCTCTAAGTGTTTTAAAAACATTATATCCGCTATACCATTCAGGATGCTGTTTGTTATTATTAAAAAAGGCGGAATCAATAAGTAAAATCTTATCAGGATTAAGCATGTTAACTAATTCCCTAGTCTGATTACCAAGTCCAGTATTATCACATCTTGCTATAATTCCTAGTCTCATTCTTTATACCCCCAGACACTATCATCTGTTGTAAATTTTCTTGTACCTTCACGACCATCTAAATGATAAGATCTTTTAATATGTCCTTCTGGGTGGTATATCCAAAGTTTATGTTTTTCCCAACCCTCTTCATTAAAAACATCATAAGGCAATATGTCGTCCTGTACCTTACCATGAAATGTATCTTCTATAAAAAAATTTTCTATACAGTTTGGTAATACAACTTGTCTATAATATTTTTTTCTACTTAGATGTGGTCTTTGGCTCCACTGTGCTGTTTTCATAAATCCATCTTCAACCCCAAACATAAGGTGTTTATGTGGATCTGGAATTGACGCTTCAAAATGAAAACGAATTGTATTAGCCTTATTATATTCAAACATGTCCAAACACTTATTCCAGTCTATTGGAATATCTGGAGTTAATGGGGCGTCGCCTTCAACATAAAGAAGCAATGGTGTTTTAATTTCGTGTATAGTTTGACGCATCATATTTGTTTGATGGCTGTGTTTGTCAAAAATTATTGGTAAAACGTTACGCCATTCATGTAAACATTTCCATAAAATACGACTTTTATACTCATCATAATCGTTTTTACGATTTATTTGTTCTTCTCTCAAACCATCTATTTGCATAATAATTTCATTATCTGGAAAATGTGCTCGAATAGATGCTACGGTCTCTTCAATCATATTAGTGCTAGGATGGCTTGGAATAACAGAAGTTGCCATTATAATTGTTATATCACTTTTTTGCATTTATTTGTCCCATAATCTTAATTGAAAGATCTCTTTTATATTTTATCCACCAAGCAACCGCTTTATGCATATTGTTTGGGTACTCTTCTAATAATTTTGGAATCATTACACTTAGTTCATACCAATCCAAAACAGTTTTTATTGGCATATCTTCTTCAAATAATTGCTTATAAAAATCAATGTAAACATTTTTTGAATTTTTGTTATCAGCAATTGGAATTGACAACATTTCTAATATTTCATAAAATCTAAAGGTATCTATTACAACAGCACCAGCAGGGGCTGGACATATTTTTGCACTTATTAAATTTTTATAATATTCTTTTGGTGTGTCACCTTGAGAAAATCCATTAGTTGGCTTATATAAAGAATTTTTTAATGTAGGCATAATTTCAGAAAGTTGTGCTCGTCTTACATGTGTTATTTGTCCGCCAAAATAAACATCATATTGCTTGTCAGTATACTCTGGTAAATTTTGTTTTAAATGTTGCGGAACTCCAACTGGTAGTTTGTTATACTTTTTATGTTTTTCATGAGGATATTGAATCCAAATATCTATGTTGTTGTGATTAATTGCATTTATATTAAAAATTCCCTCTTCGTCTCCAGTTATAAATAAAACAACTTTTTTTATTTTTTTTAATTCTTCATTAATTTTTTGTTCATGACCAATATTTTGTGGACCAGGAATAACAACAAAAGCCTTTTTTGTATTGGGCAACTCTACTACCTTTGTTTGTTCAATATTATTTTTATCAAAAATTTCTTTTAATAATCCATAATCCCATTTATCAGCAGCACAATCTTCTTCTTTAACTGAGTAAAGATATGCATTAATCATTTTGTAGACCTAACAAACATCCATTGCGGATGCATATGATTTGTAAAGATTAAGTTTTTAAATCCTATTTCTTTTAATATATTATCAATCTCAGACTTGGATGTTTGATAAGAGTATGGAGAGTTCTCTTCTCCAATAACAAACTGAAAGAATAAATTTCCACCAACCTTTAATTTTTCATAAGCAAGTTTTATATAATTAATTTTTTCTTGGTGTTCAATATGCTGGAAAACCAGCATTGAATATACTAAATCAAGATTGTCTGCAAGTTCCTGATACCTTATATTATCTCTTTTAGGTGCAAGGTTTATCATTTCATCTGAGATATCTATTGCGTAAAAGTTACAGTTGCTATATTTATCTGCCAAAGGAACCAAAAGTCTTCCTATTCCACATCCAATTTCTAAAACATTATTCCAAGAGTCATTATTATTTTCTATAAGATTTAAAAATGTTTCAGTAGATGCCCAAGCATCTGCAATATATTTATATCTTACATCTGGATCCGCTGCAGCATTATCCCAAAATATTTTAGATTGATTCATAATATAAGTGTACTTCATGTTGATAGTCAAGCAATGTTTCTTTATATCCAAGCCCCCACAACCAAAATCTTAAATCATATAAGTATTCATTCCATTGTTGCATCATAAATTCTGGATGACCAGATAACCAGATCTTAGGCTTAAACTCCTTTAAAACGCCTTCTGCGCCCCTTAAAACACGTCCTTCGCTGCCTTCTACGTCTAAAGAAATTGCCGTAGGAGGCTTAATCCCATGATCATATACACAGGAATCTATGGTAATTTGACCATAGGTATCTCCTTCAAGGTATAGTTCTTTAAATCCATGTGCTGCTTCAATTTCTAAATTTGATTCTGGTGGAAACTCATTATAATAAATACGTGTAAGGTTATTGTTTTTGTCTGAAGCAAATCCAGGAATGCAAACTGTTGGATTTTTTAAATTATTTGCCTTCCAAGTTAATGGATAGTGAGACCAAACCTTTGGATTAGGTTCAAATAAAACAACTTCTGATCCCCACATCTGACATAGGGCAGGCATCTCTCCTTCTTCTGCACCAACATAATATACAACATCTCCAGATGAAATATTTTCTGACATATGCTTTAGCCTTGGTTTTTCCCAACCGTGTGGTTTATACCAGTCTGGTCTATCTGCACGATGCTTTGGTAGTGTTATTTCAAATTCACCGTTAATAATGGCTTTAACCATCTCTGTCATTTTATCCCCCTTATTTTAGTATACTTTATAATTTCTGGATTACATACCCCACATGTATTTATTTCTATTTTATTATCAACACTACCCTCAGCGTATGTTGATTTATATTTAAAAGTATTACCACATGTTGTGCAAATAATTGATGTTTCTTTAAAATTTAAATCATCTTTTATTGATTCTTTTTCTATCCACTCATTGTAATAGTCATTAGAAAAATATGTTATATCATTTTCTGGATTATTAAATGGGTGTTCATATGTGTTAAGGAGATGTTCTCCTGTTCCAGGAACTTTGCCCCATTTTCTTTCATAGTATTCTCTATGATGTGAATTATCTGTATTAATTTTGTTTAACTTCAGGCTGTGAGACATTATTGTATCTTTTACATCAACCAATTCTTTTGTCCAAAGAAAAACTTTCTCAGCATTAACAACAAATTTTTCATCATCTGAAAATGCATATGGAAATGCTTTTTGAATTCTAATGCTAAAATCAAGATCGTCATATCCATATGGAGTAAAGTTAGTATCCCATTTTCCAACTTTATCTATTACATCTTTATGAAAAGCAATTAGGTGCCATCCAAACACCCCCAGACTTTCTACAATTTTATATTTAGTACTTTTAAGTTTTTCTATAAAATCTAAACCACCAGGATTGCCAAAACGAATTGCTGGACTAATGATAATAAGCCATTCAGATTCAGTTTCATACATTTTGTCAACGCCAAGATTGTGACTTGCCATTGCTCCAATATTATTTATAGTGTTATCAACCTTTAGAACATTTTCAAGTTTACATGTTGCCATAAACTCATCCATTATTGACTGAACTGTATAGGGCACTAGTGCTACATATTTCATTTCTGTAACCATTCTATTAATGATACTTTTGGCATCCATCCAGTTAAATCTTTAAACTTGGCATTAGACGCAAGAGTTTCTTGCACTTCACCAATTCTTGGCGGGATAAATTTAATATCATTTGAGATCATATTAGCAATATCAAGTATAGCGTAGTTACTTCCATACCCAATGTTATATACTTCACCAAATCCATTTTCAACCTCAGATGCAAGAATATTTGCTTCTATTACGTCTGATATGTGAGTAAAATCTCTACGTTGAGACCCATCGCCAACTACTGTTAATGGTTTTGACTCATGATATTGTTTTAAGAATAGTCCTATTACTGGTGCGTATTGACCTTTTAATGGTTGTCTATCTCCATAGACATTGAAGTATCTAAGAGATATAGTCTTTAGTCCATAAAGGTTATAGTAAACTCTTGCAAGGTTTTCACCAAAAACTTTAGCAGCAGAGTATGGAGTTAGTGGATCAGGGGATTGTGTTTCTTGGTTTGGAAGCAAAGCCTTTTTGCCATAGGAAGAGGATGTGCTTGAATAGATTAATCTATCTACATTATTAACTCTACAAAGTTCAAGAACATTGGCTGTTCCTACTGCGTTTGATTGAATAGATTTTTTAGGGTTTAGTATTGCTGGCTGTATTCTTGCATCAGATGCAACGTGAAATACGCAATCAATATCTTTAAATAGTGGGGCAACCAGATCATAATCACAGATGTCATATTTATAGTTTTGTGCTTTGTCATTC